GATTTAGATATTACCATAAACAGAATACAATTCTTGGATGAGATGATGGAATCATCCATTGAAACAAACTTGAAAGATGAGAATTACGAAATCGTACAGGTATTCAGCGATGTAAGAAAACTACTGAATGAATCCTAATATAGAGAAATGGATTGTCAAGAATTATACAGAACTACGAACGATTGCAAAAAAGATAACCAAAGATTCAGATTGGACTGATGATTTGTTGCAAGATGTTTTATTACAATTATACGAAAGGAATGAAATCAAATTAAAATCCCTTGACGATAATTCCATAAAATATTATATTGTTGCTGTATTAAAGATAAATTGGTATTCAAAGACATCACCATTTTTCCGAAAGGTCAGAATGGAATCATCAAAATATACAGAGTTGTATGATATGATTGAGGTTCCTGATGACAATGTGTTTGATGACCATAGATTGATGGAACTGATTGAGAATGAATGGACGGAAACAAATTGGTTCAACAAGATAATCTTTGAGAAATATATGATACTTGGTTCATTAAAGAAGGTATCAAAAGATACGACCATACCACTATCATCCGTGGCAAGATATATCAAGGAAACAAAATTAACAATAAAGAATAATACAATAATAAAATTTAACCGTGAGTAGTTCAGCAAACAGAAGATTTAAAAGAAGGGTTGCAAGAGATGTCAAGAAAGGTATTGCACCACCAGAAGCACAACTAAGAATTCCATCAATAGAAGAAGTGGCGGAATATATAATGCAAAAGAAACAAGGAATAAAATTGGAAGAACCAGATAAAATAAAATCAATATGGGATAATGAACCATTAAATTTAAAATTTGATTAATATGGAAGAAGAATACGACCCATTCAGTAATATTGATGATTTCTTTCTACCTGAAGTACCTAAGTACCCTGATACACCTGACGGATTACTTGCAAAGGAACTAAAGAAATGGAAGGAAGAAGAACATAAAAAACTAATGGATGAATTAAAAGATGAGGAAGAAGATGAATATCCTCTAATACACGATTAATATGGATAAAGAATTAAAAGACAAATTGGAGTCTCTAAAATCAGATGGTAAGAAAAAGAAAGGTTGCACAGATTGTAAAAAGAAAAAACCAATAACAGAATTGCAACCAATTATTGAAGATGATGACTACATACCTTTCATACCAACAATGGAAGATATTAAACTCGCCTACGTAGAACTTGGTAGAAAAGACGATAGTAAAAGACAATTCGTTAATAAGGTATATCAATTCTTATTTAATGAAGATTTTGATTGGGGATGCAGAAGCTGTGTCAACAAACAAGCAAGAAAATTAGATATTTATATAAAAGAAAATTCATAATAATGGAACCAAAGAAAAAAACAGGTGGCCGTAAATCAAACGAAATAGAATACGAAGAAAAAATGACCAGAGTATTTGAACTAATACTATGGGAAAAGAAATCCTTCACAGAGTTCAGAGACTTGGTATCAAAAGAATTTGAAATAACAACCAAAGCCGCAGAGAATATGTGGTATGACGCACGTAAAAGATTAAAGGAAAGACACACAGAAGAACACGAACAAATCCTACAAGACCAACTAACAAGACTATACGACCTGTTAAATAGATGCCGTGAGTCAGGTAACAGACGAGTGGAATCAGAAGTACTACGTGACCTAACAAAACTATACGGATTGGAACAAGCAAAGAAGATTGATATTACATCAGGAGATTTACCAATTTCTGTTAATATCATTTTGAATAGTGACTAATTTTTCTTATATTATAATATGACCAAAACTTCGTTTTTGGATAAAAATATATATATATGAGAAAAGAACCAATGGAAATAGGGACCAAGACTAATATGTTAACCCTACTTGAGTACGATGAACCTGTATGGCAAGGATTTAGACGGATTAAACGTGGAGTGTTTGAATGTGAATGTGGTAATATCAAAACCAAAATGATACATAACGTTAAGTCAGGTTGTACTAAATCCTGTGGATGTTTATATGATTATGTAAACAAAGAGTATATGAAAGAAGTAAATAAACGAAAGATAGGGATGAAGTATAAAAAGAAACTCAAAACCATATGATAAATAAAATTTACAATGAAGATTGTTTGTTGACAATGGAGAGAATGGAAGATGGGGTTTGTGATTTAATTGTAACCAGTCCACCATATGACGCTATGAGGAAATACGGGGGAGATAAAACATATCATCAACGATTAAACGACACAGGATATTCATTTGAGTTTGAGAAGATAGCAAAGGAATTAACAAGAGTATTAAAACCTGGTGGTGTTATATTTTGGAATGTAGCAGACCAAACCGTTAAAGGTAGTAGAACAGGTAATAGTATGAGACAAGCGTTATACTTTATGGAAGAGTGTGGGTTAAATCTACACGACCATATTATATGGCAGAAGACAGGAACACCATTTCCATCTAATGTAAGATATAGAAATGTGTGGGAGAATTGTTTTGTGTTTAGTAAAGGGAAACCAAATGTGTTTAATCCAATTCAAATTAAAAACAAGACAGCGGGTGCTGTAAGATATAGTAGAAGATTTAGAAATCACAATGGAGAATTTGTTGATGGTATGAATGGTGTCAAAATCAATGAGGTAAGAAATGATGACAATGTTTGGTTAATTAGTAATGGTGCTAATAAATCATATAAGGGTAATTTAGACATCTCAGAACATCCTGCAATAATGGTTGAGGAATTAGTAAGACGGGCCATCACAAGTTATAGTAACGAAAATATGGTAGTATATGACCCGTTCCTCGGGGCGTCTACGACTACGAGGGTAGCAAGAGATAATAACAGACAATGGATAGGGTCCGAAATACATACACCATATTATGAACTATCAAAACAAATTATGAATATAGAATAGTGGATATTAAACTAACCAAGAAACAATCTCAATGTTGGAAGTTTTTAACAGATGACCATACGAACATTATCACATACGGTGGTAGTGCTGGTGGTGGTAAGTCATATCTTGGTTGTTTATGGATATCAACATTATGTCTACAATATCCTGGTATCAGAACTCTAATAGGTAGAACGGTATTACAACAATTAAAAGTAACCACACTCAACACATTGTTTGAGGTGTTACAATTAATGGGATTAAAATCAGGGGAACATTATTCATTCAATGGTCAGTCCAACATAATAACATTCTCAAACAAATCAGAGATAATATTAAAGGACCTTGCGTATCAACCATCAGACCCAAATTACGATAGTCTTGGTGGTATAGAAGTCTCAGCAGTATTCATTGATGAAGCAGCACAGGTATCACATCTATGTTTCTCAATCCTCAAATCAAGGATACGTTATAAGTTAAATCAATATAATCTAATACCAAAAGTATTACTGACGTGTAATCCTGGTCAGAATTGGATTAAGAAAGATTTCTATCTACCATTTATTCAGGAGACATTGGAATTAAACAAAGCGTTTGTTCCTGCACTACCAATGGACAATCCACATTTACCAGCATCTTATATTGAGATGTTGAAGGGATTACCTAATGCACAAAGACGTAGACTATTGGAAGGTGATTGGAATTACAATGAGGAAGATGATAGTATATTCAACTTTGACCACATATCAAATTCTGTATTCAAATTTAAACCTGAACCAACAGATAAGAAATATATGTCAGTTGACGTTGCACGTTTTGGAACAGACAGGTCCGTAGTAATGATTTGGAGTGGACTGGTGGTCTTGGAATGTCTCGTGTATAATAAGTTATCAACCGTTGAATTATCGTCCGAAATTAGAGAGTTAATTGCTAAGTACGGAATACATCCTCAGAACATAATTGTGGATAGTGATGGTGTCGGTGGCGGAGTTGCTGACCAAATTAAAGGAACCAATTTTGTGAATAACAGTTCACCATTACACGGACAAAACTATTCTAATTTAAAATCCCAATGTTATGTTAAACTATCTGAACTATTTAAAGAAGGGAAGATATCAATCAACATAATGAACCCATCAGTTATTGATGACTTAACTCAGGAACTATTAGCGGTTAAGCTAAAGGACATAGACAAAGACAATAAGGTAGCTGTTCAATCAAAAGACGAGATGAAGAAACTATTGGGTAAGTCACCCGATTTATCTGATGCACTGATGATGAGAGTCTACTACGAAATAAAAAATCTAAAATCAACAGGACGTTATGCAATTGCGTTCGCTTAAAATATTATGGAAAAAAATCACATTTGAATTAGACAATAAGGAATACGAGTTACCAAGTTTCTTATCCATTGAGAATTATGTTAAGGTATATAAAGTAAAAGATTTCTTGGGGGAAGAATACTTCCAAGCAAAACTAATTAATGCCATAACAGGAGTAAGATTGGAATCAATATTGGAGTCAAATCATACTCAAATAAATTATATATCCAATTACATCACCACATTATTCCCTGACACAGAATATAAATTCATTGATAAATTCACATTAAACGGAATTGAATATGGATTTATCCCATCTTGGAAACATATGTCGTTTGCTGAGTTTGTTGACTTGGACACATTAATGACCAAAAGTGCAGCAGAAGTAATTGAAAACCTACATATCATATGTGCAATAATGTATAGACCAATTATATCCAAGAAGAAAGAACACGATTTTGAAATAGAAATATACGATTCAACAGAGATGGAGAAACGTGCAGAATTATTTAAAAAGGAGTTGGATGTGAAATATGTATTAGGTGGACAGTTTTTTTTTTCACAATTCGCAAAACAATCCTTAGACTTTACCCAGCAATCTTTGACCCTGAGGGTAATGAACTATTGGGCGAGGATAAAAACAACTTGGAAGATGAGAAGTCTAATATGGAAATTACTTTTGAACAAGCCTTCGGATGGTTCGCAATTATCAACAGACTCTGCCAGGATGATATTACAAGACATACTCAAGTCCTCAAAACAACCGTCATCGAAGCCCTTAACCAACTTCTTTACATTTTGGAAAAAGAAAAATACGTAATAAGATTACAGAAACAAGCACAATCAAAGTTAAATTCATAACACGATAAGGTTGTTTTTATATTTAATATTGAAAGATGAATATCAATTACAAACAAATATTAACATACTTCAGTAGTATAGCCTACCATCACGAACAAATCCGTTCGTTTGGTTTCGGTGATTTAACTCAATGCACAAATGATATTCAAACAAAAACAGAACCAAGATACACAAGAATGTATGTGGTCCCTGATACCGTTGAGTTAAATCAAAATCAGATTAATTATAACTATAATGTTATCATTATGGATATTATTGAGGATGACTTATCCAACTTGGAAGAAGTGATGAGTGATACCCTTGCAATCGTTCAGGATATATGGACAGTATTTTGGCAGTCATATAATGCTAATGATGGAGATTTCAGTAATATAATTGTAGGTGAATGGGGTCCAAACGTACAACCCTTTCAAGAACGCTTCCAAACAATACTTGGTGGATGGACATTACAGATTAAAATGTCAGCACCGTTTGATTACAACAGTTGTGTATTACCGATAGCGGATGAATACCAATTCCCTCAGGATGAGAGTTATAGTTCATACCAACAGATATTAGAAGACTTTAAAAACTTTGCTTATTACCACGAACAAATTAACAGTTGGGGATTTGGTGACTATACTCAGTTAACAAATGACGTAATAACAAATAAGGAACCACAATATCCTCGTTTATACTTTGTACCAAATACAACAAGATTTGATGAGAACCATATGCACATACAATACCAAGTAATCGTATGTGATAAGATTGAAGAAGATTTATCAAATCAAGCTGAGGTGATGAGTGATACATTAGAAATATGTAAGGACTTATTCGCTTTGACATATTTATCAGATTATGATGCTGAGTTTAATTCATCATTAGAACCTTGGTTAGAAAGAACGCAAACAGTAATTGGTGGGTGGTCGTTTCCATTAAACCTACAACAGAAATTTGATTACAATAGATGCGTTCTTCCAATATTACCATTTGATACAGGATTAACTTGGAAAGAAGTATCTCAATTATGGAAAGATATAAATAAAGAATGGAGAAATGTATAAAACAAAACAAAAAATATTAATATAATATGGGTCAATTAACAAATCTATATGTAAGTAGTTCTTATCAGGGTCTATTAAAGATGACTGATAGTACCACAGGTGTTACAGCAACATTACAGACAGTTCAAACAGGAGATGGAACAAATACTCCATTACAAATATCACAGACACAGATAAACATATCAGGGTCATTCTTTATTAACAATGTTCCTATTACCAATGGAACAAGTGGTACATCAGGTACTAGTGGTGTTAATGGTTCTTCAGGAACATCAGGTCAATCAGGTAGTTCAGGTTCAACAGGTTCAGGTGGTACATCAGGAACAAGTGGAACTAGTGGTGGAACAGGTAGTTCAGGTACTTCAGGACAATCGGGTTCATCAGGTACTAGTGGAACCTCAGGTTCATCAGGACAATCAAATAGTTTATTCCCTTACAACGCAAGAACAAATATAACATCAGGAGACCCTGGTAATACAAATATCATTTGGAATAACGCAACACAATCAGGTGCGACACAAATTAATGTTTCACATTTAGATAGGAATAATCAAGATATAGATGTATTTTTAGCACTAATACCATCAGGTTCAACAATCATTATACAAGACGCAAATGATAGTGATAATTTCCAAAAGTGGATAGTAGGAACAGGTGTTGAGGCAGCACCAAATAGTTATTGGACTTATCCTATTACATTTGTAAGTGGCGGACACCAATTTACAGGTGGTGAAAATATATTATTTATTATAGCACAATTACCATCAGGTACATCAGGTACAAGTGGAACATCAGGTTCAGCAGGAACAAGTGGAACATCTTTTACATCACCGTATGTTGGAAATATTATTTTAACAGGTTCATTTACACAAACAGGTTCAATGGCAATTAGAGGTAACTCAGGTGCCACAGGTGCAACTATTTTAACTGTTGGTGATAGTGCAATTAGTCCAGTTACAATTTCAAATAATGGAACTTTAACAGTATCAAATACTGTTAAATTATCATCTATAGAAAATTGGAGTGCGGTCGGTGCAATGACCATTTATAATCAAGTTGGAGATTTATACCTTTTAGGTAAATCACCATCAGGTAGTGTTGTTATAGGTCAAACTCAAGGTAATAATTTAATTATTACAGGTTCAATTATTGTTTCCAGTATACCTTCAGGTTCTACATCAACAGAATATGTCGTTTATAATACAACAACAAAAAAATTAGAAAGAACAACAGGTGGTGGTGGAACAGGTTCATCAGGAACTAGTGGTACATCAGGAACTAGTGGTGATACAGGTTCAGCAGGAACTTCTGGTACATCAGGAACGTCTCCATCAGGTGGAGATAGAAATGGTTTAATTACCACAGGTTCAATAGTTGACACACAATCAATCACAGGTTCATTAAATGTATTAGGTACAACAATAGTTAATGACTTAATAGTGAGTGGTAATTTAGTTGGTAACGCAGTCAATAAAGGTTTAATTAAAATCAAAACTGAAGCGTACGAAAGTGGGTCTATTCAATTTGAGAATTATATTAGTGCGTCATCACCCGTTTCACAATCAAATTTGATTTTTGGTAGCCCCAATGCGGCAAGTTTACTTGCATCAGGTTCATTAATTATAAGTGGTTCAAATAATATTATTTTAACAGCAGGTAGAACATCTACATTAGCACAAGGAACATTAGGATATATCGGTGGTAACAATAATATTATTGGTACAATACCTTTAATAACAACATCATCTTTTTTAAATAGTACTATTTTTAATAACAATAGTAACTTCATAAATGGAGGAGTTACAATAGACGCACCAGCAACTGGTGCAATAACTGTTCCTGATTACTTTAATTTAATTAATAATAATAATATTGGTTCAGTAGTATTATTAAGACATAAGAGTGGTTCATTTAGTGTTAGTAATAATAATTTACAAGGAACAATAAACTCATTTGCAACACAATCTATTTTATATCCATCAGGTGCAATAGCAGGACCAACTATATCATCTAACGTTCACGCTGGTAGTACAACCGTATTATCACATATTAGTAGTTCAATTATATATCAAAATAATATAAGTGATTCATCAAATTTACTTATTAGAAACTCAGCAACACATCCTGCAGCAACAAATGGTTCAGGTTCAGTTACAGTTGCTAATAATATATTTGGTGGTGGTCAACAAACATTAACAATATCAGGTAGTGGTGCACAAGCAAGTAAAGGTATAAGTCAGAATATTGTAGTTGGTGTTAACAATGAATTAAATATTATTAGTAGTGGTTCAAACACTTTCATATCAAACACAGCAATATTAGGTTTAGGTTTAATTATAAGTGGAAGTAATAGTGGTGTAGGTGCAGGTGGTTCAACATTCGTGGGAAGGTACAACGCAACAGGTTCATTACAAGAAAGTACAAATGACACAGTATTTGTTGTTGGTAATGGTACAGGTGCAGGTAATAGAAGAAACGCAATACACGTTGATAGTTCAAACAACACAAGAATAACAGGTTCAGTATCAATATCAGGTTCATTATCTGTAAATGGTGTAACTCCATTATTAGGTACAACAGGTTTAATAACAACAGGTTCATTTGGTAATTCACAAACCATTAGTGGTTCATTATTACTTTCAACAGGACCAAACGCAGGTCAACCAGCACCATTAGTTATTAATACATTTAGTAATACTTCAGATGCGGCAAACATTACAGGGTCAGTTATAATATCAGGTTCAATAATATTAAATGGTGTTGCAGTAGCAAGTAGTGATAGAAATGGTTTAATTACCACAGGTAGTAACGCAGATGACTTACAATTCATCACAGGTGGATTACTTATATCAAGTAGTGGTAACTTTAACAATGCATCACTTACAGTTCAATCAGGACCTAATGAAGGTAAGATAAATGTTCAAGGTGGAAGTTTCCTTTATCGTAACTCAACAACTCGTAATACAGTTGTAGGTGAAGTAGCAGGTGTTAATACAAGTACACCATTCACAAGTGGTTCAGAACAAAATTTAATGTTCTCAGGATTTTTATTAGGATTTACATCAGGTTCACAAAATACTGTTATCGCAGGTGGTGGTGGTGCAAACTTTGTAAGTGGTTCAAACAATGTGATATTAGGTAGTGTTGGTAATTTACAATATGGTAATAACAACTTATTAATTGGTAATCCAAGAACATCAACTTTGATGGAAGGTGCTATATCAATAGGAACAACTACAAGTCCTGATTTATTATTTAAGTCAGGTTCAGTTGTTCAGATGGGTTACTCAACACAGGTAACAGGTTCATTAAACGCAACCACTGTAAGTACAGCAACAGGATATCAAGATATACAAGCTACAGTGTCAGCGTCATTAAATCTATCAAACGCAAACGTTTGGTTTGTTGATGATGATAACAATCCTGATGGTGCACATCTTGATGTAACAAATCAAATTGATGGACAACAAATTACAATATTGTGGAAGAATAATACAAATTCAACACAAACTGTAACCATAGGTTCAAACATATATATAAATGGTGCAAGTAGTTTTAACATACAAGCAAGTAAAACAGGTTTTATACACGGTGCAGTATATGGTGGAACATTATATATAACACAAAACTTATAAACTTAAACAATGGACTTAGAAAGAGTAGCACCAATATTGGAAGAAATAATTAAGGAATCGTTAGAAGAAAAACGATATCCATTTGGTGTTAGTGGTGGTAAGGGAAACAAAGTTGCTTCAGGTAAGTTAAGAGATAGTGTTACAGTTACAAGTTCACAAAATGCAGGAGTTAGTGAATTACAAGTAATGATGGAAGAATATTCTCAATGGGTACAATCAGGTAGATTACCAGGAAAAAAGTTTGTACCTGTTGGAGAAATAGAAAAATGGATTAAACAAAGAGGGTTGAAAGGACGAGATAAAAAAGGTAAATTTATTACAAATAGAAGTTTCGCTTTCGCCATCACAAGAAATATAAACAAATTCGGAATAAGACCATCCAATTTTATTGATGTTTCATTAGAGAAAATAATGGAAGACCAAAGAATTGTTGACCTAATTGGGGAAGCTTCTTATGATGAATTAATTAACGCAATAACAGGAATATAATTATGCCAACATTTGGATATCAAAGACTATATAGTAATTTTCTAAATAGTAATTCACAGATAAGAAGAAGTACCGATATGGTATATCAACGTGGTGGAACGTATGAAGTCGTATTAACGGGTGATACTTATTTTTCATCAATGACATTAAATGTAGATTTATTTGCCAATGATGAAAAGGTTGGAAGAATGAATATCATTCCATACAATACCTCACAATCAGGTGCAACTTATACATATAAGTTTAACATAAGACCATACGATTATATGTCCAACTATGTTAATGCACAACACTATACGTATTATTGGTTAGATGACTTCTTTGCAACAACAGAACAAATTAATTTAAATAACCCATATCCAAATATAATTAATGTTAATTTTAATTATGGTTACAGTTATGTAAGTGGAACTACACAAACAATTTATGAAGGTAGTACCTCAACACCAGGTAACCCTTATTTTCACTATACAGATATACCTTATTGTATAAGTGATACGGTATTCTCACCATCAGGATATACCAATACAGGAAATCATTTTGATTATGTTGGTGGTACATTCCAAATGGATGAACATTTTATTCTACCAAACTTTGACCAAGAAATTGGAACAACAATAGGAACGGGATTGACAATTAGTCCTGCAAGTCTTATGAGACGTTTCTCACCTATGTCACAGTATTTGATGGATTATCCCACCGTACCTGAACAAAGTGAAACGAGTAGGTTCCTAACAGACTCACCACGTATTCAACATATACAATCTGATGAAAATTATGTATTATATTACTTAAACGGACAAACAGGAGATAGACAAGTGATAGAAGCAGATTATGCGGTAATTGAATTTTATAATGAAAGTAATATACAGGTTGGTGAGATTTTTCAACAACTAAATTTTAGTGGAACAACATACGCTTCACCAACAGGATATACTGATACATTAAAGATATTTTCTTTACCGTGTGGACCAGTTGACATTTTAAATATATATGATGACACAATAGATTTTGATAACGTTGCTTATTACACAGTTCAATTATGTTATTCATATCCAACCAATAGTGCTTCAAGAGTAAGTAGTGGACCCATTGGTCCGATATCTGAGGTGTTCTATTTCTATTTATATGATAACTGTTTACCTGAAAGTACAAGAGTGGTATGGTTAAATAATAGAGGTGGATTTGATTATTATACATTCCAATCATATAAACAAGAGACTTATAAAATTAAAGCACAATCATATGATAGTAGATATTTTGCTACCGATTTGGCTTCTGCCGACAGAGATTTTGGTAGAAGTGTTAAGACATTCGCTACGGATGTTGACCAAGATATTGTCTTAGAATCCGATTATATTAATTTACCTATTGGAAATTGGTTAGAACAATTATTCTATTCACCACAGGTTTATATAATGCAGGGAGATTATGTATCAGAAATTGATGTAAATGATAAGATATATAAAGACTTAACACCCGTTCAAGTAGTTTCAACAGAGGTTGATACCATCACCAAAAAACATAAAAAACTTAATAAGTATAGAATAACATTGAAAACTGCAAACACTTTCTTTGTTAATAAAGGTTTCTAAAATATGAGTCAACAACAAACGGTATTAAGAGTTGAATTTGATAATGTAAATTCAACAACAGGAATTACTCAATATGATTTTTTGGATTTATATAGTAGTATTCCAATACTTGTTAATAAATCATTTGCTGAGTTAGGTGATATTGCCAAGAAGAATTCAGATTATACCATTGGTGTATTATTACCTGGTTCAAAAAAGAATAATAAGTTCTTTGAGAATTACTTTAATGTTGATACCATATCACTTTATTTTAATCCAAATAAGAAAGTACCTTGTCAAGTATTGATAACAGATGAACCACAGTTCACAGGTTATATGAGATTAAACAGGGTATCAGTATTGGAATCCAAAATAGAATATGATGTAACTTTATTCTCAACAGTTGGTGAATTATTGGGTAGTATCGGTAACAATTTACTTAAAGATTTAAATTATTCAGATGCTGATTACAATTTTAATCACCAATTTAATTTAGATAATGTAACAAGAGGATTTACATACGATAACTTTTCATTAAATCAGGAAGCACCATATCCATATTTTTATCCTGTTGTTCACAATGGTTATTTATATACAGGTGATACGGTTAACTTTTCAGGTGGAACAATATTAGAAAGAACAAATTTATATACGTCAACAGGACCATTAGGTTCTTATGCAACATTAAATGATGCTTATACGGCAGGTGTTCAACAATATAGAATTAACTCACCAACACAGGGAGTTTATAACAATCAATTAAAACCAGGATTAAGTGTTTGGAACATATTAAAATTAATGTTCAAGACATACGGATATTCCATTACATCAGATTTCTTTAACACACCGTGGGTAAAGAGTTTATATATGTATGGATATTTTAGTTCAGATTCAACCAAGTTTTCTTTTGCGGTATATGAGATTCAAACATTACCATTAGAAGGTGTTGAGGTATTTTTTGTAAATCAAGGTGGTCAGGTATTAGCGGTGGTTGCAAAACTTGGAACAGGTATTCCTTGTTTTTGTGATTCGGATATAAACATTAGATTAAACTATGCTAATAACTATTCATTCAATTCAACTATTCCTTATGGAACAAGTGGAAGTACATATGATATTGGTCAGACTTTTATAAGTGGTAGTTCACCTCAAGTACCAAATGGTACATCATTATCTTATTTACCAATACCAATAGGTGAGGTAGTACCATATGTTGATGGTGACTTTGTTGATTTCAGTTTAAGTATTGATTACAATATTAAACAGATTGATATCTTATCATCCTTTGCAAAGAAATTTAATTTGGTATTAATACCTGATCAAGAAAATCCATATAACATTATTATTGAACCATATGATTATTATATTGGGACTGGTGATGTTCATAATTGGACAGATAGAATTAGTTATGACAAAGGATTTACGGTAGAACCTGCACTAAATTATATTGAAAGTGAATTACAATTCACAGATCAAGAAGATGGGGATGAGGGAAATAGATTATTTAAAATAAATAACAATAGAATATACGGACAGAATTATGTATATAACCCAACGGATTTTAAATCTCAGGAGAAAAGAATTGAAACAACATACTCACCACAGTTAATTCGTAAATGGGACCCAACACCAATAACAGGAACAACAGGTAATATCGGTTTACCATTGGGTATTAATTATGCTGGTTCAAACAATCAGATATCTCAAGGAACAACCGAAACGGTTAACTGGATTTATAAGGGAGTTAAAACAAAACCAAAATTATTCTTTTGGTTGGGATGTCAAAATCCATTCCTTGATGTTTTGGGTGAAACATATAATGCTGCAAACTTTTACAAAACATATAATGTATATGTTCAGAACTCAAGTGGTTCAACTTATTATCAGTTAAATAACTTACCTGTTATCAGTCATACAATGCCAATGGGTAATCCTGATAAAAATAAGATTAATAACGACAGTCAATGTATATTATTTAATTCAGAATATCCTACATCTGAAGCACTTGGTATTCAAGAATATAATACATACACAGAAAATGATGCTTATAATTCTTTCTATGAAGGTAGAATAAGTAATTTATATAACCCAAATACAAGAGTATTGAATGGGTATTTTTCATTAAGTTATGCGGACATAAAGAACTTGTTTCCACAGGATTTAATTAAGGTTAACGAACAACATTTTGTGGTAAGTAAGATTGACTCGTTTAACCTAACAAACAAAGAATTAACAAAGGTTCAACTTATTCAATATAACGGACAACCTAACACATATATAGATAGATATTTTCAATATTATTATTGTGATAATCCATCTGTAATCTATAATTTTAAAACTGATTTTACAAATCCAAATTTATTAAACACCAATTATGGTTGGTCAGTTTATTATGACCATCAGATAGGAACATTGGGTGGTACTCAATCAGGGTTTACAAGTACATTTAAGGACACCATTGGTGGTCAGGATGTCTACATACCATATTTCATTTATGAGGTCAATGAGAGTACTTACAATTCATCACCATACAGTTGGGATTGTGATACATTACACCAACATTTTTATTCACAACCTTATGGACCATTTATTAATAGTATGCCAACGTTTTGGGTTAACTCAGGTGCAACTCAAACAGGTATAAATCTATTTACCGATTGTGCTAATTTTGAATCAGCAAGAACAACATATGGTATATTAACAGGTTCATCAATTACATATGGTAGTAGTACTTGTATTACACCATCACCAACTCCAACTAATACTGTAACACCAACCAATACAGTTACACCAACTTTTACACCCACACCAAGTATTACCCCAACAATTACACCAACACCAGTAAATGTTGTACCTAGTAAAGTTTTATTATTACCTTCTTATGAAGATACTAATTTATATAAATCAATTAATGATGGTAGTAATTTTTCTAATTTATATCAATTTACAAATCAATATCCAATAAATGTTAATCAAGATACCACAGGTAAAGATGTTTTAGTAACAAGTTTAACTCCTATAACAAGTTCAACTTCTAAAACTAATATATATCAATCAAATAATAGTGGTACTAATTTTACATTAGTAATGTCTGGAACAACTGGTGCTTGGAATGAACCAACTGCGTATTTTTCTTCAATGTCAAATAGTGGTCAATTAAGGGGATATATAATAAACGATGAGTTTTATTTTTCACAAAATAGTGGTGTAACATATAATTTAATTCCTAGAACAACTTTTAATGAAGATATTTCCAACATACGGTGATGTAAAAGATGTTCCACTTGTTCCTGCTGAACCTGATGTTCCAC